TGCTTATCTGGTCTCTGGCCATGCTTATCTGGCCTCTGGCCATGCTTATCTGGCCTCTGGCGTACTTGTTAGAACTAAGGTATAATAAAAGAGTGGGAGATATGGCCTTTATAGCAGGACAAAGAAAAAGAAGCTGGACACCACCCCCTCCATATACTCTTATTGGGAAAGAACTTACAAAAGTAAAAGCGTCGCTTAGTGAGGATACTGGAAAAATAGTTATTATTTTCCCTCCAAATAGTGTGGGACTTTCGGATATTCTAAAAAGAATAGGCACAGCAAGAGAAATAGGAAAAGATGTGTGGGAAGCTGATTTTTCTTTTAGAACACTCCATATCCTTTTTACGAATGGCTGTTCACTTGACCCTCGTCTTTTCCGAATGTATTTGCACCTTCTTAAAAAAAGTTTAAAGTATATGAAGGACACTGAGCTTAATCGCCCAGCTATTGAGGAAAAGTTAAAAGAGCTTAAACAACCGCTTTTTCCATTTCAAGTAGAGGGCGTTATGTGGTTGGAAAGCAGAAAAGGGAGGGCACTTTTAGCTGACGAAATGGGATTAGGGAAAACTGTGCAGGCACTTGCTTGGCTATATTTGCATCCGACCCTTCGCCCTGCAATTATTATCTGTCCAGCATCGGCAAAATTTACATGGATTAATGAAGTTTCTCACTTTTTGCCTTCCTCGGACGAGTCAGAAGTTGGTATTCTAAGTGGAAAAAAGGCAGAACATACTGATGCCCTTACTAAACCGATTATCGTGGTTAATTATGATATTCTGGAAAGCTGGGCACCACAACTTAAAACGTGCATGCCCCAAGTAATTATTCTTGATGAAGTTCACTATATAAAATCGTCATCAGCAAAAAGAACCAAAATAGTAAAAAATTTAGCAAAGGATGTTCCTTGCATAATAGGATTATCGGGCACACCAATTGTTAATCGTCCAATTGAGGTCTATGGTATTTTAAAACTTCTACTTCCTGATTATGTGCCTTTATTCTGGCCATATGTCCATCGCTATTGTGCTGCAAAATATACAATGTTTGGGTGGAATTTCACAGGGGCAAGTTCCACCGAGGAACTCCACACATGGCTAATAAACACTGTAATGTTAAGACGAAAAAAAGATGAAGTGTTGACACAACTTCCAAGTAAATTGTTTTCTGTCCTTCCACAGGAAATAAACAATAAAGCAGACTATAGTGAAGCAGAAAATAATTTTCTTGACTGGCTGGCCGAGAAAAAAGGAAATGATGCCATTGCAAAAGTGACTACAGCACAAGCTCTGGTGCAAATGGAGGTGCTTAAGCAGCTTGCAGCTAAAGGAAAAATGGCAGCTGTCACTGAGTGGATTGACGATTTTCTTATATCGGGTGGTCAGCAAAAAAAGCTAGTTGTTTTTGCCGTGCATAAGGACATTATCAATTTGCTTATGGCAAAGTATAAAAAAATTGCTGTGAAAATTGATGGATCGGTTTCAATTTCGGAAAGGGAAAAAGCAGTAAATGAGTTCCAAAATAACCCTAAAATACTTCTTTTTATCGGGAACGTAAAAGCGGCCGGAGTGGCCATCACATTGACGGCGGCAGATTCTGTTTTATTTGCTGAACTCCCTTGGACACCGGGTGATTTATCCCAAGCGACCGATCGTGTTCATAGAATAGGGCAGAAAAACACAGTGAATGTCTACTATGCCATTGCTCAAAATACAATTGAGGAAAAGCTAATGCAAATTCTGGCAGATAAACAACGCGTTTTAGAAAGTGTGCTTGATGGAAAAGGGGAATCGGAAGAAAGTGTGCTTGGCGAATTATTGAATGAATATCTTAAAAAGCTAAGTGAAAAGGCAACCCGATAAGTTATTGATAAATAACACTTTACAGACATAGGCAAAAAAATGCCGTTTGTAACTCGTTTATTTTCAACGATTTACAAAAAACACCTAATTTATATCTGGCAAAAAAAACTTTTTTTAAACTTTTTTTGTAACTTGTTTATTTTCAACGACTTACAAACGCATATTTTTTTAAAAAAAGCTTGACTTTTATTTTTAAAGATTTATAATGGAATTGAAAGATAAGGAGAAAGGAAATAAAAAATGAGAAAAAAGGAGATAAAAAAATGAGGAAAGTAAGAGTAACGGCATTGGGTATTAGCGGCACATCACACCGCGATTTTTCGGAAAAGTTTGCGGTTGGTCAGATGTTTATCGGTGAATCTTGTGGTGGCATGAAACCATCACAAGTAAAAAGGTTAAGGCGGTATTTTCTGGCCATTGGTGCCGGGCGTTTTGGGGGTGAAATTTACGTCAGCCGGAATTTGCCCCCATATTCCTTAGTAATTAACCCCAGCTTTCCAAGCTGTGGGTTCCCGAAAATAAGGCAGGTTGGAGTGGTAAAAATTTCGAGTGCATGGCGGGGTTGGTACTCCAGCTTCGCCAGGGGGGCGGATGAGGAAATCGGAAAAGTCTTTTCAATTTGTGGAAGTGCCTCGGAAGATGAGGCCATTCCGGCCATCACAATTCGACCGGCACGCCAGCCACAGAATGTGGTCGGCATTTATTTTCCAGAGCAGAAAGCAATGTTTTTGTCCACTCGGGAATTTATTACTTCACCAATTGTTAAAGAGCTGGCGGCAAAGTTAGGATTAGAGTTGGTAAAAGGGGTCAGAAAACGCCTTATGTGCTCTAATACCGCCGTTCAGGACATAAACATAACCCTCGGGACAGACCCAGAATTTGAAGAGTCCGAGAGTACAGAGGAATATCGGCCAATTTATACTAACGTGGAAGGCGGGACATCTGCTCCCGTTGGTCGGGATGGTGCAGGCGCTCAGATTGAGATTCGGCCTCAGCCAGCCAGCGACCCAAAACAATTAGTGGAAAATATCAGGACACTAATTTCTCAGTGTCCACCAATTGCAATAAAAGGGGATCGGTTTCCCCTTGGTGGACACATTCATTTTGGAGGGATTCGTCCAGAAACTGGAGCGTTAAAAGTTCTGGACGATTTCCTTGGGAAAAAATTAATCAATCTTTCTGGCCGTGCCCGCAGCAGTTATAAAAGGTTAGGGGCATTCGAGACAAAGACGTGGGGGTTTGAATATAGGACATTGCCGTCGGCATGGTTGCATAACCCGGAAATTAGTTATATCGTGTTGAAGTTAGCAAAAAAGCTAATGGAAAAACTTTTTTCGGCCGGTCGGCTTGTTTATTATGTCGAGGACAATAACGAGCTTGGAGCGGTCAAGGAAGAGTATAGAAAATATTTAAGCGCCAGAGAGGTTGAAAAATTCTTTAATTTCATTGATAATTACTCAGCACAGGCCGCACAGATTATCAATGCAAATTGGATTGGTGGCAGGAGAGGTCGGAGGAGAGTAAAAGCTGCCATTACATTCAGGGACGAATGGAACTCTCGCATAAAAGGACAATTAGAGCAATTAATATCAGCTGGTCTTAGAGGTCGTCCTTATGAGTTAGTTCTTTTTGGACTTAGTGCTAATCGAGGTGAGGTGTGCAATTATCGTTCAAAAGTGTTCGGGCAAATTAATGATTTCCCCATTTTTGAAAATGGTAAAATTAAGATTGGGTTGCCGTATTCGTTCAGGTCTGGTCAGTTAGAAATGTCAGCGCCAGGGACAGTGGAAAAAGTGGCAAAGGAAATCATTAGGCGCTATAAGCGGACAGTGCGGGTTGAAAGAAACAATAACAGGACAAGGGAGGAATAATCAATGGTTAGAAAAATTAGGTTTGCAAAAATTTTGTCTGTGGCCAGAAGGTTAGGTAAGGCAGATATCGATATCTATTTAGCAGATTTAGGCGAGCAGCTTCTGGCAAATGTGCAAGGTGTGGATGGTAGATATTATATCTTGGTAAATTTCAGATTGAATAAAACAGAGGCGGACATTATCGAGGCAATTAGTCATGAGTTGGCACATATACAGCTAAAGAGCAATCTGCATAGTGCAGAGTTTGATAAGGTCTGGCAAGAAATTAGGACACAGTTCCTAAAAGAAATGGAAAAAGAAAATAAAAAACATAATGAGGAGGTATAAGTTATGTGTATTATTATTTACAAGCCCGAGGGAGTTGTCGTTCCCGAGAAAATATTTCAAAAATGGCTGACGAATGGCGAGAGTGGCAATAAGGACGGTGCAGGAATTGCCGTAAAAGTCGGCAAGAGGGTTGTGTGGGAAAAAGGATTTTTTAAACTTGCAGATACGATAAGCGTTGCAGGGAAGTATAATGTTGCAACATGTGCCCTTGTCGTTCATTTTAGGACAGGCACATCGGGTGGCCAGGGAAAAGAATTGACCCATCCTTTTTTGATTTCTCCGAAAAGATCACATAAGCTATTAGCAGGAGAGCTGGCAAATAACGAAGCTCTTATTTTCCATAATGGCATTTTGTCTGGCACTGGCGTGACATATCAATACTATACTACAAGAGCAGAAAGTGACACCTCAACGGTAGCAGAAAATTTAAAGGCATATGGCAAAACTATAGCCACTAATCCGAAGCTCCTTACCGGGATATTGAACGCTGTTGAAGCAAGCCAGAAGTTTTTGGTAATGTCAAATTTTGGAATCTCCCTCACCGATAATTTTATCGAGGAGAATGGTGTTTTCTTTTCAAATTCTGCGTATAAAAGTTCTATCGCCAGTGTGCGGACAATTCCTTACAGATACGAATTTTATGATCCGTTTAGAAAGGGATCGATACCAGAAAGAAAATATACATATTCGGATAAATTTACATACGAAAAAATTGAGACGGACTAAGGAAAAAGGAGGAGCTGTGAGAAATAAAAAAGTTAATAATCGGGCAAGAGGAAAAATCATTTCAGTTGACGACGAGATTTATAAGCTTCTGGCCAGTCTTGCGTGGAAGTTTTCGGAAAAAACCGGAATTGATTTTGAGGATTTATTAAGTGAAGCGATTAAAAGTTACTTAAGGGTGCTTAATTTTGCAAAGTATAATGGGTCGGTTAAGTTCACAACTTATCTTTATACCGCGTGCAGAAATCATCTTTCGTCCTTTGTAATGTTGCAGAGGAGACAGTTTCCGTGTTGTCAATTCGACGACGATATTATAAAGATTCCTGCAGACATCCCCTCAGTAGAAAGACAATATGAGTTTAAGGAAGCGTTGGAAAATCTTTCCCCATTAGCCAAGGAAATAGTAGAGTTGATTTTTTCCAATCCTGTGCTTTTTTCTGGAAGTTCTCGGAAGGCTGCAAAGAAGGAAATAAAGAAAAAGGCATTACAAAGAGGGTATAGTATTAAGGATATCAAGAGTGCCTTTAGTGAAATAAAAACTGTGGTATCATGAATATTGAGCAACTTCTGATTGATTATCACATCCCTTATCAAAAGTCGGGACATAAGCATTGCAGGAAAGGTTGGGCAAACATGGCCTGTCCTTTCTGCACAGGCACGCCAGGACTTCACTTAGGTGTGGAGCTGGCCACTGGCCGTTGGAACTGTTGGAGGTGCGGGGCAAAATCGCCGGCGTATGTGATTTCCACTCTGCTTGGGATTTCTCGTGCTCAAGCGAGAAAAGTTTTGGAAAAATATAACGAACTTCCTGCGGTCGATTTTGTTGCCGAGGAGAAGGAAAAGGAGGGAACTCTTCCTTTTTCCTTTCCACTTGGAACGGAAAGAATATCGGAACGGCATAAAAAATATTTAATAAAGAGGGGATTTGATCCTGAACGATTAGTAAAGGACTGGCATTTGCTTGGGACGGGAAATGTTGCCCGGCTTGATGGGATTGATTATAAGTTCAGGATTGTTGCCCCTATTTTTTGGAACGGTGAAGTAGTATCTTTTCAGACTAGGGACATTACTGGAAAGGCCACCCTTCGTTATGTTTCCTGTCCTCGTGCCCGAGAAATCGTCCATCATAAGTATATTGTTTATGGCAGACAAGAAAAGTGGAAAGATATAGGAATAGTCGTTGAGGGCATTGTGGATGTGTGGCGTTTCGGATTTAGTGCAATGGCCACTTTTGGGACAGCTTTTAAATTAGAGCAAGTGTTAGCAATTGCGTCACATAAATTTAAAAAAATATTTGTGATATTTGATTCCGAACCTCCAGCTCAGCAGCAGGCAGCTTTGTTAGTGGCCAGATTGCGGATGTTAGGAATCAGTGCCGAAAGAGCGCAATTGCCCGCACCCTATAATGATCCGGCAAGTATGCCCCAAGATATGGCAGATACTTTTATAAGCGGTCTAATAAGTGGAGAGAAGGACATTCATTCATTATAGCTGCGTTCTGTCCTATAATGCCCTATACGACAAAAAGAAAGGGCAAGGTGTGTGTTTTATCAGGGAAGGGAAAGAATTTGCAGCCTAGGGCAGCCTAGGGTGTTTAATTACAATTAAAACTATGGTAGAGAAGTGGACAGCCCAAAGGTATAATAGAAAAGTGGAATAAGCAGAGAGGTGTTAATGTGTCCCTTATTTACATAGATAACCTTACCATTCAACTTCAGAAAAGGAATTTTAGCATTCAAGACCTTCTGCTTTTAGAAATTCTTAAGGACGCATTTGTCTGGGGGCAGAAACGAAAAATAAATGGTGAGGATGTTGTCCTTCTTTCCTTTAACACCTTAGTGGACAATCCTTTGCTTGGGCTGCCATCGGTGCAGATAGTGCAGAAGGTAAAGAAGTTAGAAAAGTTTAAGCTAATTAAAGTTGTTTTATGGGAAAAGGATAAAGTTGCATATAAAATATGTCCACAAGTAGGGAAGGAGAGGAAGGGCAGCAAGGTGCTTTCTCAGGCCAGAGTGGCAGAGCTTAGGAAAGAGGCAAAGGCAAAACAGTTAGCACCTTACTTACCTCTGTCCGAGCAGCTTTTTAAAATAATAAGTGAAAAGTTGAAAATTACAAAAACAACTAAAAGGATAAATGCCTGGGCAGAGCATTTTAAACGGCTTGTGGAAGTGGACGGCATAGATATTGCCAGGGTGCAATCTGTCCTTAATTGGTATGCCAGCAATTTTGGGAATGCGTTTGTTCCTGTTGTAATATCGGGGCAGACATTTAGGGAAAAGTTTCTCCGATTAGAACTGGCCATGCAGAGAAACGAAACGGTCGGTGAAAATATAAGTGAAAGTAAAAAAATGGAACAAGTTTTAGCAGCATTTGCCAGCCGACTTCCTATTGTAAAAACTCCCTCGTTTCGGAGATTGTTTATGGAAACGTGTTTTATTCCTGCGTATAATATTTTGACCACAAAAACAGTGCAAAATAAAATACAACTTTTTGAGCGCCTGCTTGAGCTTTACGAGTATATTATTTTAACTCGGCAAAAGTTAGTAAGAAATGAGGCAACGTTGAATCTTTTAGACTCTCCGATAGAACTTATCACTAAATATATTGGCTGGCTTCAGGAACAAACCTGGCTTTCTGATTTTAGTATTTTATTATTTTCACCCACCCATAAACTTTTTCAACGATTTATTTTGGAGGAAGCTCAAAAGACGGGCTATCATCCCTTAAGTGGAAAAGTAAACAAAGGAAGAAGGACAGATGACTGACGAATATATTGAAAGACGAATTTTAACAGGATTAATCGTATCAGCGGACTATTTAAGTAGAGTCTGTCCTTTTTGGGACAGCACATTTCTTGAAGTGCCAGAAATTAGAAAAGTTGCCGATTGGTGCATAGATTATTATAAAAAATATGGATGTGCCCCAAAACAGGACATTACCTCGCTTTTTGCAGAAAACATAGCGACAAAAAAACTTACTGAAACAGAAATAACCTATCTGGAAAAAGTTTTAGAATACGTTAGTGATGAATACGAGCGAGAGGAACAATTTAACTCAGCATATCTTTTTGATCAGACTGTTAAATATTTCAAAGGACGAAAGTTAGAGAGGTTCAATAGAGAAATACAAACACTTATTGATGCGGGCAAAGTAGAGGAAGCAGAAAAGTTTGCAAAATCGTATGAGTTTTCTGTGATTGACCAAGCGGCCAGTGGCCTGGAGCTGCCGAGTGCGGAAGCTCTGCAAAGAATAGATAAGGCATTTGATACGACGCTTCACCAAGTAATAAAATACCCTGGCGCTTTAGGGGAAATGTGGAATGATCATTTGGTGCGGGATGGCCTTGTCGCTTTTTTAGCACCAGAGAAAAGAGGGAAAACATTTTGGTTATTAGAGCTGGCCATGCGGGCACTTCGGCAAAAGGTCAATGTTGCATTTTTTGAAGCAGGAGATATGTCGGAACCACAGCTTTTAAAACGAATTTGTATTTATATTGCCAGAAAATCCGACAGACCACACTATTGTTCGGAATATTATCAACCTGTAGGAGATTGCGTATATAATCAGCTAAATCTATGCACCCTTCCTGAACGCAATGGAAGTTATGGAATTTTTGAGGAATATTCCGAGTTCGATTTTTTGCATCTAAAAAACGAACTTCTTACTTACGAAAATTTAGTAGAAAAGGTAACTGCAAATCCTGCATATAGTCCATGCGATTCACCGACTTGCCCAAAAAGAAAAGGAAGCATATGGCTTAAACTACAACCCACCGTGCCTCCACTTACAGCTGAAGAGGCAAAAAAGCGACTTACCGCATTTTTTGAAAGGTATAAAAGGCGTCTAAAACTTGTTTGCACACCTCCAGATTTTCTTGACGACAGCACAATAAAAAAGTATTTGGACGAGTGGGAAAGATATAGCGGATTTGTCCCAGACCTAATTGTAATTGACTATGCCGACCTATTGGCTGCCCCGCCATATGTCCGTGAGTTCAGGCATAAACAGGATAGTATCTGGAAAGGTTTGCGGGCACTTTCGGAGGAACGGCATTGCCTTGTTGTCACTGCAACTCAATCTGATGCGGCAAGTTATAATAGAAGCCATTTAACACTAAGCAATTTTAGTGAGGATAAAAGAAAGTATGCACATGTTACTGCAATGTTTGGCTTGAATCAGGATGTTGATGGTATTGAGAAAAAATTGTCTGTGATGCGGATAAATGAGCTTGTGGTAAGAGAAGGAGAATTTTTCCCAACGAGGGAAGTGGTCGTTCTTTACGATTTTAGAATAGGAAGGGCATTTTTAGAAAGTTTTTGGTCTTCGTAGATTAAAAATGTAGGTATAATAGGTTAGGAGGATAAAATGAAGGAAACAGAGGTATTAGTTGTTAAGGAATTTAAATTTGATGCTGCCCATTATTTACCCAATTATAAGGGAGCTTGTAGCAACTTGCATGGCCATACTTTTTATTTACAGATAGGAATAAAAGGAGAAATTGATTTGACCACAGGGATGGTAGTAGATTTTAATGCTTTAAAAAAATCTGTGGAGGCAGCCGTAATAAGCAAACTTGACCACACTCTTATTAATAAAGTTGCAGAGGAACTTGAATTGCCGACCGCTGAAAATTTGGTATGTTGGATTCGGGAACGATTAAGATATGGCATAGTCCCTGTGGACAGGTCAAAGGAGAATGCCCCTCATCTTGCTTTTATTAGACTATACGAAACTCCTTCAAGCTACGTTGAGTGGCATGAGGAATAAATATTTTTTAGGAGGTTCTAACTGCTTATGAAAATCCAACAAAATCAAAAGAAATCAGTTAAAATCACTTACTTTTTAATCAGAAATAGTGTATATTTAAGGAGTGAAATATGAAAGTCATAAAGGTAACGAAAGAGTATTTTCAGACAGAGGACGAGAAGGTTTATTTCTTCGAGCCTTTGGAAAAAGAAATATCCGTTGAGGATATGCAGAAGATTGTGGATGCAAACGAGAAATTAGTTAAGGAGATGAAAGATGCCAAAGATTGAACTGATACAAGGTGATTGCTTAGAGAAGATGAAGGATATACCTGATAAGAGTATTGATATGATTCTTTGCGATTTGCCTTATGGCACAACCGCCTGTAAGTGGGACACAATCATCCCCTTTGAGCCTCTTTGGAAGCAATATAAGCGGCTGATAAAGGACAACGGGGCGATAGTCTTGACGGCAAGCCAACCTTTTACAAGTGCTTTGGTTATGAGTAATCCTGATATGTTTAAGTATGAGATTATTTGGGCGAAATCAAAACCAAGTAATTTTATGTTAGCAAAAAAGCAGATACTGAAACAACATGAGAATGTACTTATCTTTTACCAAAACCAACCAACATACAATCCGCAGAAATGGGAGAGTAAGCCAATGAATACTGTCTATAAGGGAGGGGGATACAAAAAGGATAGTATAATCGGAGTTGAGAGGGAAAACATAGACAAAGAGAGGAAAAACTATACAGACAGAAATCCAATAAGCGTAATAAAAATAAACGATGTCATCGGAAATTCAAAAGAAAAAGCAGACGGCAAACACCCCACACAGAAACCAGTAGCCCTCTTTGAATATCTTATCAAGACCTATACAAACGAAGGAGATTTAGTTTTAGATAACTGTATGGGTTCTGGAACAACGGCAATCGCCTGTATCAACACCAACCGCAACTTCATAGGCTTTGAACTGGACAAGCATTATTATGACATAGCAAAAGAGCGCATACAGAAAGCCCTTGCCGAAAAGGCGGAGGGCGAATGATTGAATTAAACAGGATTTATAATGAAAATTGCCTCGACACAATGGCAAGGATGCC